GGTTTCGAGCTTGTGCCAAGTGAATAGCGCAAGGAACGCCGCGACGATGGCGAGGGGCTTCCAGTATTGAAGGATGAACGCGAGCGCCATCAGCCTTCCTCCTGCAATCGCTGTCTGCGCCAGTACCAAATGGCCCCGCACGCAAGCACGATGACCGCCAGAATGATGAATGTCGGATCGGTCAGGAGGTCGCGGAAGCTGGAAACATTATCGGCGGTTTCCTTCACCGTGCGCGCCGCTTCATTGCCCGCCGCAAGGGCCGCGCCAGCGCCCGCAATGGCCGCCGTGTTCGCTTCCTTGGACTGTGTGATAGCCTTAGAGGGCTTGGGCGATTCCGGCTGCGTACGGGCTTCCTCGGGCGATGCAGGCGGGCGGTTGTCGAGGTCGCGCCACAACTTCGCCTCAGCACGGCGGCGGCGCACAAGGCCAGTCAGTTCCTTACCCCCGCCCCGCGTCCACTTCATCAATTCAGACGGGACGGAATCGTATTCGCCCCGGTTCAATCGACGGAGAAGCGTTGACTTGCCAAGCGCGCCCTCGCCTACGTTGAAGCAAAACGAAACGAGCGCGTCGAACTGCGACTGGTTCAAGGGAACCTTCACAAGCCGTTCAACGCCGTTCTCATAGCGCACAAGGTCACGGCGCAAGATGGCGTCAGCTTCTTCCTCAGTGATCCGCATACCCTGCCGAACGATAGGCGGGCCTGCCGCCGTTGTGTGACCGTAGCCAATCGTCCACACGTTCGCCGGGCAAAGGTACGCCGTAAGCTTGCGCCCCTCAAATTCCTTGATGAGCGCAGCGCCTTTGTTGGAAGTCTTCACGACTACCCCCTATTTCACTATTGCAAGAATGATCGACGGGCCAAGGCCAAGAAGCGCAATCGCGAGCGCTAATAACGCTGCAAGCGCGTCATGGCGGGACACTAGAAGCCGCCGAAAACGACGAACTCAAATGAGTCCATCACATCGGACCCGCCTGATGTGCGGATGCAGTTCAAGTCAAAACCGTTCACGGTCTTATTCGCCGGGCCGATCAAGATTCTATCGGTCGGGCTAGACACAGGGCGGAAAGAAAACATGACCTGATAGGCGGTCGAGGCGAGCGCTGTGGTGAACGCAATACTATAAGTCCCGGTGCTTCGCGTGACGCTGGCGACGTTCACCGCGCCGGAATCGACCACTGGCGTAGTCAGTGCGCTTGATATGGAAGCCCGCGCCCGAACCGCGCTATCCGCGGACCATGAGACGGCCGTCCCATTGGTCGTCAGCAGCCGCCCCGCGTTGCCGGTCTGTGTCGGAAACTCGCTCGCCCCATTGCCCGCCGTTGTGATCCGGCCTTGAGCGTCAACCGTAATCGTCGCCCGCGTATATGAACCAGCGGAGACAGCCGTATTCGCAAGGGATATGGTTCTGTTGGCGGATAGATCGCCGCCGCCTGTCAGGCCGGTTCCCGCGCTAATCGTCGTGGCTTTGAGCGCGCGAAGATCAAGCCCGGCGTTCAACTGCCCGATGTTTGCAGCGTCCTTGTCGGCTACGCCATCTGCAAGCCCTGTGACGGGCTTTAGCCCCATGCTGAGAGGGCGGTTGCGGAGAGCCACGGGTTTAAGCCTTCATGATAAAGGCAAGGGCGTAGTACGGCGGAAGGTTGGCGTTTGTCCCGCTGCTGCCCGCGCTATCGGTTGTGAATGTGTGCGTGTGAGCGCCGTTTGATGCAGTCGTGCCGTTCTGTGCGGCAGGCCAATCTGCGACCGTCTGCCCGCCGCCTGCCGCAATCGAGCTTTGCGCCTCAAAGTCAAAGGCGTGCGTATGAGCGCCGTTTGATGCCGTGGTTCCTGTGTGCGTATGAGAGACCGCAATCGCGTCCTTGGACCCGCCCGAAACCGTGAGCGCCCCGGTGACGTTGGTTTTCGCCGCCCCGGCGTCATCCTGACGCGCGCCGATAATAAATTTATCGCGGAGGTCTGGCGTTGAATTGGAGCCGTCGCACAGAAACCAGCCGCTAGGGATAGTCGCGACCGTCCCCGACCACATAATGATCCCGCCTGACGGGACAAACCCGCCTGGGCCTGACGGAAGCGTTAGTGTCTTGCCAGAGGCAAGGGTAATGCCCGAGGTGTTGACGGTCGCGACCAAGGCCCCGGAAGCCGTAAGCCCGAACGAGTTTGCCCCTATCCGATAAATGCCCGTGTCTAAATCGGATGAGAACGTGACGCCAGGAGCCGCCGCGCTGCCGTCTGCCGCCTTAAGCTGCCCCGTCATGGCGGACTGACCATCGAGGGCAAGCGAACCTGTCAGGGCGGTAGCCACATCAGTGAAATTCGTGTTAACATCAGCCGCTAGTGCAGGCGTGTTAGCGACGAAGGTTGTCGGAACGGTGTACGTCCCCGAGCCATTTCTAGCCAAGTTTAAGCTCCCAGAGGTATGAATGGGTTGGAAGGTTTTTCAGGCTGCAATCGTCATCGGCGTGATGTTCGCGAACATCCCGTTAGGCATGACTGACAACCATATGGCCGCCGCTATATTGGGGATTACCCTTGCTGCGGTAGTGACTGCATTTACGATGAAACTAGAAGCTTTATGGAGAGGCCGCAGAGTACGTCAGCAAAGCCTTAGCGATGGCGGCATTGGCCCCCGTCCCTTGCGCGGCGATTTGCTCGATACGCCTGATGCCGTCCGGTCCCGACAAAAGGACTTCCGCTAGACGCTCGGCCTGTGAGCCAAGGCGTGCGCGGCGGAGCGCGTCCTTTGTTGACTGTAAAGGCTTTGCGAGATTACCTACCGTCTCAGGGCCGCCGCGAGCTAGGTCGTCAAGGCTTTCTTTGTTGAAGGCAGTCATTGAACCCTTCCGCTGCCGCCAGCCGGTAGCCTGCAAAACGTCCACAAGACGCGACACGTTTTGCTCTACATTCGGGCCTGCTGCGGAACGGATTGCAGCCTCAATGTTCTCACGTTCACGCCCGTTGCCGCGTAGCGCCTTAGCCAAAGCTGCGCCCGCAAATTGGTCGGCGTCTGGACCCTTCATGCCCGCGACCGTCTTGTCAGAGACGCGGCCCAAATGTTCACGGACAAGCCCGCGTGTCGCTTGCGGGTTTTGACCGGCAAGGAATGTTGTCGCCTGCCCGACTTCCGCAGGGCTGGCCTTATCACCCATCAGGATGTTGCCGACACGGGTCGTATCGTTTGTTCTGCTGATCTGACCGACCGGACCCGCGTCGAGCGGCTCAAGATACGCGGCGCGGAGCCGCGCCTGCTCATCAACCGCCCGACCATATCGCGGATCAACTGCGCGAGCCGTAGCCCCCACGTTGGCAGCGTCAGTGCCGTAGCCCGCCGAAATTTGCTGATTGCGCATCGGGTTGAACGCGCCAGCAGCGTTTTCGCTAGAATTAACAAGCTGCTTTCTGACTTCGTTTAAGACGCCAACGCTATCGTCAGGCAAGCCTGCCACATAGCGGTTGAGTTGCGGCGTATTGCGAACGGTCGCCAATGCCTCATCAAATCCTGGCAAAGTCTGTAGGCGCTGAAACTCAGCAGGCGGAACCCGCGTAGGAGCCGCCGCCGTGTACATCGGCTCTGTAACCGCGTTGATGCCCTGACGGGTGTTGTTCAAGAGCGTTTCGGATGATTCCTGCATCTGCCGCCCAATCATGGACGGATTGGCGGAACGTGGCGCAATTGTGTTGAATGCCGCGTCCGTGGCCTGCTGCATCTGCGCTGGGCGCTGCGCCATAACAGGCCCGAAACGCCCGCCGCCCTCAACCGTGCTTTCGACAACGCGGCGCACATCGCCCAAGCGGGTTGCTCCGTTGGTAACGGATTGGATAGCTTCGTCCACAGTTAGCGTCACGCCGCGCGCTTGTGCATCGCGCATAAGGGTTTCCGCCGCCTGAAACTGTTGCGGCGTTACGTCCTGCGCCGCGCGCGCGGTCATGCGGTTTGCGTAGCTGGGAGACTGCGCCCAAGCGGTCCCGATACCGCCCGCCAAAGCGCCGCCAAGGCGGGCGTATGGTTCGGCAGCGGTGCCCTTTGTAACCTGTCCCGCGCTTTCAGATGCAACAGCGGGGACAAGGGCCATGCCAAGGCGCTGGCCTATCGTGCCGGGGCTTATTGCCGCCGCTGGCGCAAATTCGGCGATTGTTCCCGCATACTGGCCTGCGGTCGTTTGGGGCTTGGGAAGTTCCCCCGTAACCGACTCAATGCCGCGCACAATGTCAGACCCGCCCGGAAGCGATATGCGGTCCTTATCGGCTTCCGCCGCGCTTTGCTGCATTGCCGCAGGCATGGTGAAAGAACCATCCCCGGCCATGTAGTTATAGGCTCTCCCCGGCAGTTGAGCAGCTTGGTCAGCTACCCAGCGCGTACCTTTGAGTATGTCGCCGGGAAGGCCAAGCAGAGAAGCTACGCCCTTGACGCCGCTTGCGCCGACAGCCTTTGCTTCGCTGGCAAGGGTTGGCCCGCCTTCATTTAACTGCGCTAGAATAGCTGGGTCCGTCACGCGGCTATCGGCGTTAAGAAGCGCCAGCAATTCGGGATCGGTAACTTTGGTCATTTATTGAACCTCAAACCAATCATTGCCGCGTTTCTCATAGGTCTTGCCGCCAACCGTCCTGCGGGATGCCGCGTTCTGATCCGCCTTCTTGGGCTTTGCCGCCGTGTCAACGGCTTTACGTTGGTCAAGGAGGATTTTAGCGGGGCCTATACCAAGCTTAATGCCCTCAATTGCTCGCGCACGCCCGGCGCGTTTCTGTTCAATAGTGGTCTGGTCGTCGCCGGGCTGCGGGAGGTACATACCGGAATATAATTCCATTTCGTCTTTCGTGACAGCCGCGCCTGTGTCCTTGCGAAGAATGGCGGCGAGAAGTTCGCGGCCATATTGTTCTGCTTGCCGATATTCAGGCGTCTTGAAATAGTTTCCGAGAACCGGGACATTTCTAGCGTTGGCGCTAAGGAACTCAGTCAGAGCCGTGTCTTTTTGCTCCAACAGCGGCAAAATATCCTCGCCGCGCAAGGCATAGTTAAGGTCTTTAGATTGCCCCTCAGTTAGTTTTGGATTGGCGACGGGGTTGCCACCCTGCGGAGCATCAAGAGGAACCCAAGCGCCCTTTTTCTCCGGCCCGGCCTTGCCGTCCCATTGCAGGGCAACCTCCGAACCATCAGCCTGCTTCACAACGCGCGTCGTCGGTGCTTTTTGGCTTCCTTGCGGGAGCGTTGCATTGATAGGCTCTGTTGTTCCTGTGCGGGCGTTAAAGCGCCCAACAGGATTGCCGTTTTCGTCCTTTACCAACTGCCAGTCCGCACCATCGCGCGTCTTAGGCATTTCGCGGATGACCTGACCGCGCTTGTTCATGAGCGCAACGCGGTCGCCAAGGTCAACGGTCGTCACGCCCTCGTCGCGCTGCGTCATCTGATACATCTGCATAGCCCGGTCCCTCTGCTGCGGGCTAAAGCGCGGGTCAGACAGAACAGCCATCATAGCCTGCTGCACGTTGCCTGTAGGCTGGGGCGCGGGGATGGGCGGGCTTGTGACCGCTTGGGCAAGGCGCTGGCCTTGTGCGGGCTGCTGCGGGGCAGCGGGCGTAGGATTACCCGGCTGCAAATTTTGTTGCGGCGTAAGCCTATCATTCTGAGGCGAACTGTGCCCTGCGAACGCCATCATGCCACGCATGGGGCTGTCCGCGCCGACATTCGCCATTTGCACATTCCCCCCGGCAAGGTGATCTTGCGCAAGAGAGCGGAACCAATCAGGCGTTTGCCCGAGGCTAGTATTGGAAAAATTCGGCCCCCAAGCCCTGTTAGGACCGGGGCGCATATCGACATGGATGCTATCCGAGCCGGGATAGTACCCAATGCCTGTTGCGCCGCGCTGACGCCACCAATCAACAACAGCGCGCTTTTGATCCTCGCTTAACCCGCGAACGCTAAAATCAAGCGCATCCCCGGACATATGGGCCGAACCCTTCGCCCCACCCACCGCAGCGTTCCGCGCCGGATCACGGAAGCCGCTTGTCTGAGCTATGCCGGGAAACGACGCGCGGAAATCGGCCAAAGCAGGTAGAATGCGTTCTGACAAGCCCGCGTCTTTAGCCGCGTCGGGCAGCGTCATATTGGGCGCATTGCCGCCCTGCGCCATTGCAGGCAAGCGCGGAGCAGCCGCAGGAGCCGCCCCGCCCGCAGGCATAGGAGACGGGGCGGCGGCAGGCATGGCCCCGCCAGACTGACCGCCGCTCAAGATTTTAGCTAGTTGTTCATTGTAGGCTTTTCCGCCTTCCTTGGACAGCTTGTTGGCATATTCACGCTCCAAACCGCCGACGAGGCCGGAAGCAAGCCGCGCCGCGCCCTGCGTCCAAGACTGGACGGGGGAATAATCCCCGGCCTGAGACATTAGCGCGGCGGCAATTTTCTTCCTGCGCTCCAAATCTTCATAGGTGAATTGTTCACCCTCGCCGGGGCTGAAATATCCCATGACCATTTCAGCCAACCTTTCCATAATCGACGGCGAGGAACCCATCAAACTCGCGCACGGCGTCTGGGAACAGCTCGCGCGCTTCGTGCGCCATGACGCCAACTTGCGGCGCATCGCTCCACAGGTAGCGATAACTGTACACAGGCAAGCCGGAAGGCAGCGCCCCGATGCGCTGAATATCGCGCTTTAGACGAATATCAGACATAGCGAACAATGAACCGGCAACCGAACCGCCGCCCGTCATCGGCGCGGCAAGCAGAGAGCCGCCAAGCCCGAATAAACCGCCCATAAACGCATTGTTTTGGCTACTCTGTGCGTTATATGCGGCCATCTGCTGGTTATAGTTGTCGCTGTAAATGCCAGCGATGTTAGTGTTTGCCTGCTGCGTCTGTGGGACGCCGGTAAATGTCGGCATCTGAGGCATTGCGCCAGTGCGGATCGCGTTAAACTCAGCCAGGGGCTGAGTGCGCTGCATAAGCGCCTCGTTCACACCCTGCTGACGAGCGCCGAGCCACATTGAATTGCGCGCGTCGTTCGCAATCTGGCCTTGCCGAGTCATCGCGCGGTCCCAACCTTCGGTACCCTCACGGAAGCCTTGGTTAGTCAACCGATTGCGCAACGCTTCGTCCTGCTGCTGCAAGGACGGATCAAGGCGCGCGGACTGGAATTGCGCAATCCTGTTTTCAACTTCCGTATTCAGATCGAGCGGCTTGGCGTACTGCTGCTGGATGCCTGCAATCTGCTGGACGCCCGTATCAGCAATGCCCTTGTTCATCGCCATGCTTGAATCGAACAAGCCTTGCACGGGGGCGCTAAACGCCGTCGTCTGGGCGAATTTGGGCGTCCCGTCCGGGTTAGTTCCGACAACCTCATAAGATGAAGTTCCGGTTGGCCCGGTCTGGTCAATGCGGTTGAGGTAGGCGTTCGCAACCGCAGTCTCTTTATTCGACTTTGTTTGCGCCTCGGCAACTACCTTGGGGTCCGGGGCCTTCGGCGGGTCAGGTGCGTCCACGAGCTAATCTCCTATCCATTTCGCGGCCTCGCTACGGGTCATGCGGAACAAAACCGCATCATCCCCACGCGACGGGCCAAAGTAGTTTTTCAGGGTTGCCTCATACACAAAGCCAAGGCGCGGAAGCAGCTTGCAAGTCGTCTTGTTTGAGCGCTTCGTGCGGGCCGTTAAGCGGATTACATTCAACTGTTGAAAGGGATAGGCAAACGCCGCCTTGATGAAACGCCGATGCAATGCGCCGGGGCCGTAGAAGCTAATCTCGATATTCGCGCCGTTGTATCCATTGTAGATAATCGCGCCGACTAGCTGATCCTCATCGTCCACAATGCCCATTGACGTAAAAGGCGGAACGATAGGCACGCCGAGGCGTTCCGCAGCGAATACGCCAACGGCTTCATCATGCCCTAGAACCAAGCGCACTAAAGGAACCCGCCCCGCTCATATATCACGTTGAACCCATTCACCCGCAGCGTAATCGGGCTGGCGCTATCGCTATCGGCAATAACCCTCATGCGGATTGCCGCGCACTGACCGACAACTTGGACCGACTGCCATTCCTGAGAGGTTGTCCCTTCGCCCGGCCAGTTCACCTCGTCCCAATCGAACGTGTCCCAATAGATCGCATTCAGGACGCCGGATTGAGGGATATATGTCGGCACACTGTCCTGAAAATCGACGTTGAACTTTATCCCAGGCGCAACGCGGCCATCCGAGAAGATGAGCGTTTGCACCATCTTCCACTGTTTGAGCGTGCCCTTGGAACCGTAATAGCTAAATGCCGTCTTGAGGTCAGCTGTGATAGCCGTTCCGCCATCGCTTGACGCAATATCGGCCTCGTAGACCTTGCCGTTCATGCCGCCAAAGAA